AAAATTTGTACGTAGTGAACAGAATCAATACGGAAAGAACGCCAGCCACCAACTTCAATATCCCATGCGGCGATAACGTCCAAATTTTCTGGCTTCTTATGCTGCTCTTCTAGGTGACCAAAATCTGTTTTTGGCGGACAGTATTCAGGCATCAATGTGCATTTCATAAGACGTTTCGTACCATCGACTTTATCGAATGACACTTCAATAACATTAAATTTAAGATCTTTAAGAATTTCTTCTCGTTTGTATAGTGGATTGGTCATGATGTAATTGCCTCGTTCAATAGTTGTTTCGTATCATTGTTGGTTTCATTAATCTTTTCTATTAATTGAGTATAGCCTCCAATGTGAAATCCGTCAAGGACTATTATTGGATAAGATTTTGCATTTGGAAATTTATCCATAATAATTTCTCGAGTAAAATGCTCGTTTAGTTTAAACTCTGAAAAATTGATATTATTTGTTTTTAAGACGTGTTTTGCCTTTGTACAGTAAGGGCAATCTGGTTTTGTGTATACTTCAACCAATCCTATACTCATAATCTTTCACTCCAATATTTAATTTTATGTTCTTTATTATCAGGATCGTAACCAAGTTTAAACATATCATTACGAACTAACATTTCTAATTCACTGTAAATCATAACTTTCATTACAAACTTAACTCCTGATCTTTTATAGAGGTTTCATATTTATTCATCTTATCGAGGTATCCACGGTTACGAAGTTCTTTGAATACAAGATTTTCGAAACCAAACTCACCGCCAACAGCAATAGATGCTGCTCTCATATCAGCTATCTTTTTCTTTAGGTCTTTAAATGCCGATAGATCCATTTTGTGTTTAATCATATCGTCAATCATATGGGTATAAAACAAAACTTTCTTTTTTAGATTTTTATCGTTTTTAAAATCTAAATTTTCTAAATTTGGTTTCTGTATCCATTTGTTGTTTTTTAAACTGAATACGCCTTGACCTTTAGCATAACCACCTTCAGAGTCTTGAGCGTAAGGTTCAATAGGGTAGCCCAATATTGTTATATCGTGTGTAAGAGTCCATAGAACTTTTTTGCTTTGTAGATATTCATCAACAAATTCTCTATTAGGATTTAGTGCATTTCTATCAATAACAACATGAACATCGATATCTGATTTCGGAGTGTAATTGTAATTTGTATTACCTCCAATCATAATAATATCTTTAATCATTTTTGGCGGTATCTTGGCGAACTGTGCCCAAGAGTCAGCAAAGTCTAAGAGTTTCTTTCTCACATTAGACTTCAGTTCCCAACCATTCCAGAGTTTAGGATTCAACTCACTATGATACTCAAGACTAATCTTAGTTTCATTCAATCCTAAAGTATTTTTTATTGTTTTTAATGTAGATGACATAGATATATCCTTTTTCTTATCACCTATTTATTTGGCGGAGAGTGTGGGATTCGAACCCACGGAACCATTTCTGGTTCGCTCATTTAGCAAACGAGTGCTTTCGACCACTCAGCCAACTCTCCTAATTCCTATTCCTTTACTATTTCTATTTTTAATTTAGCTGTACCAGTTTCGAAGAAACCTAATGCTTTGGCTACGCCACGAGAAACATCTAGATCTCTTCCTTTAACAAATGGTCCTCTATCATTAATTCTTACGATAGCTGTTTCATTTGTTTTTATATTAGTCAATTTTAAAATAGTTCCAAAAGGGAGAACTCTACTAGCAGCCGTAAATCCATCTGGATCAAATTTTTCACCGTTAGCAGTTTTCTTTCCCTCTTGGTACCAAGAAGTTTTTATAATTTTATCTTTAGCATAAGCAATATTTGTACAGCTGGCGAATAGCACTATTGCTAGTGCCAATACCAGTTTATATGTAGACATTTATTTTCTATTATTCCTCCGTGCCTTACGTTTCGCAGATCCGATTTTCCGACGACCTTTGCGTGGGCGGTTTTTGTGTGGGTGTGCCATTATATACTCCTTTGTATTTATATCAATTAAGCGGCGAGTAGTTCTTTAAGTCTATCAGCAGCATATGAAGCAGCAAAAGCATTAGGTTTAACAAGAGGAATAACATTGCACATTCCACGAATATACCCAGTGGCTTCATTGATAACGCAAGAAGACCCGTGATGCTCATCAGGATTAATATCCAAGTGGACTTCAACATTTCTATCCTCTAGTACCTCAGCTAGTTTAATATATAGTTCTGCAATTTTATATACTTCGTTCATAAGACGCATACGTGGTTTATCTTTTTGTTGGTCATAGTCACGTTCACGAACTACTTCTCCGAAAATCTTACAGCCACGATTACCATCTATATGTACAACAATTGCTATTGTATAATCAGCATGCCAAACATTATTGATTAGGAATCGTTCCGAGTCAGCACCAATATAAATTTTAGTTTCTGGTGATTGTGCATCGATAAACTGCTTTACTTGCTCTAAGTCGATTTTCTTCATGTTACACCTATTATTTGGTGTCCCCTGCCAGACTCGAACTGGCACTCCGAAGAAGCAGATTTTAAGTCTGCTGCGGCTACCGATTACGCCAAGGGGACTATTTCGGGATATGTGACCTACTAACTTTCACTGATATCCATTCATTATAATAGCCTTTATCTTCTAAAACGTCAAGTGAAAATTGCATCTTTGCCTCGTAATAATTACACTCGCCTTTGGTTTTACACAATCTTAAAATTTCTCTTCTGAAATTATGTGCACCTAATAATTCGACGTCGGCTTTTAGTTCTTTATTAGAACCATAATAATCTTTCCAATCTGATTCAATGGTTGTTTTTTTCTTTTTACCTTTAATCTGTTTGGTTCTTTTAAATTTGAGCAGTTTCTTACCGATATATTTTTTACCGCTTGACATATTTACAATGAGGTATACGAATCCTATGTAATCATCTAGGATTTCTGAACTAACTGCTTGTCCTTTGTGTAGCCAAGGATTATCGTAGCTTATTTCCAATATACCAATTCCATTCGTCCGTCAAGATGCTCAACTATGGCGGAACAGGTTTCAACCCAATCCCCACAGTTTATATAGCTTATTCCTTCGACGTTTCGAATGTTTGGATGATGTATATGCCCACAAATGATACCTTGGACATTTTTAATTTTTGCGTATGAAGCTAAATTCTCTTCGTATTTGCCAATAAAGTTTACAGCTTTCTTTACTTTATATTTTGCCCATGCGCTTAATGACCAATGAGGTAAACTGAAAAGGTTTCTAACTCTAACAACAGCAACATTAACATAGATAAGCATATCATATGCCCAGCCACCTAAATGTGCTAGCCATTTCATTTTATTAATAACTACGTCAAATTGGTCACCGTGTAATACGATATATTTTTTACCATCAACACCTTCATGAATACATGTATCGGTTAATGATATATTACCAAATTGATGTTCGCCGAAACTACGAAGAAACTCGTCATGATTACCTGGAAGATAAACAATTTTAGTATCTTTGCGAGCTTTGCGCATTATCTTTTGTATAACATCATTGTGTTCTTGTGGCCAATAAAATGATTTTTGTAATGCCCATCCATCAATAATATCGCCAACCAGATATAGCTTTTCACACTCGAATGTTTTTAAAAATTCAAGTAGCTTATCTGGTTGGCTCATTTTAGTCCCGAGATGAGTGTCCGATATGAATACCGAACGATACTGTATCATTAGAATCGATCTCTATCCTGATCGTCCCAATCTTCATCCTCGTTTTCTTCTTCGGCATCCCAATCTTCGTCATCACTAGCGTCTTCAATGATTACATCAAGAATTGGATCAATACCGACAAGATCAGCATTATCAATATGGTTTTCTTCTAGAACTTCAAGAATACCATAATACACTTCGGTACGAAGATCATCATCTTCAATAGTAAGTTTAATGGATTCTAAAATTTCTGTAATTGTAGAAATAGTGCTCATTTATTACTCCTTACATTGCTTTTTCTTATCATCAGCAAGAGTCTTTAGATCAGTAGTAATCACAGGATTCTTAGCTGTTTTGGAGTCGGGAATAGGGAACGTCATACCAGTAAGTTTTTCAATATCTGTCACAGTCACCTGATACTGAGTGTAATCAGAGTTTAAACCATCTTTGTGTGGGAACAAGAAAGCATAGGTTTTCTTGGTCACATCATCAATTAAAATTTTATATAGGTAATCTGGTACAACAACTTTGTCGACACCAATAGTTTTAGATGAAGAAGAATATGCGTTACCAGCATAGATAGTAAATGGATGTTTAGTTGAATATACCCATGCTCTTTCGGCTGATTCTAGGTTCTTCCATGTACCACGATTGACTGATGGAAGTTGTGGGCTCATGTTTGACATATAGAACGATTCATGTTCAACCTGTGGGTCCCAAGACATATCAGCGTCATTAGCTAGGTGTCCTTGGTCATAACCAGATCCGGCATAATCTTTTGGGTCTGAACGCTCTGTTACTGGAAGAGATTGGTCAGCAGCGAAAGAATTAGTTCGAGCAACACAACCGATAACGTGATTAGGTGTGAGAGTCCAAGCTACCCAACGTGGAATTTTAGCTACAGGATCATGCATCAAAATATAAGCATTTCGGCAAATAATAGGATTTTTTGCTACAATAGTTGGCATACCATATGGTAATTGAGGACCACATGCAGCTTGTAAATTTGGTGGTTGTTGGTCAGAAGCAAATGCATAAGAAGCAAATACTAAAAATAAATTACAAACTAAAACCTTTAAAACTTTCATTAGTCACATCCTTTTTAACACCGCCAACAATATAGGAAGAAATTTCCGTTTCTTGTGGCGCAACCTGAACTTCAGAACCACTAATCCACTTTTGAGTCCATGGTAATGGATTAGAATTACTTTTGTATATAGGCGAAAGACCAACAGCTGTCATACGCTTGTTGCAAATCCACTCGACATATTCATTAAGTAGATGCTCGTTTAAGCCAATCATAGAACCATCTTGGAACAGATACTTTGCCCATGCCTTTTCTTGCTCAGCTGCATCTTTAAACATCTTGATACATTCATCTTTGGTTTCATCACGAATAGTTGCAAAGTCAGGATCGTCAGTTGGTAATACCTTTAACAGCTGCTGTGTTCCTGCGAGGTGTAGGTTCTCATCACGAGCAATCAATTTAATGATTTTAGCATTGCCTTCCATTTTCTTTACCTCAGCGAACGCCCAAGAGCAAGCAAAGCTGACGTAAAAACGAACACCCTCAAGAATGTTGACTGACATGAGAGTAAGCCATAATGCTTTCTTATGACCATACCCACTGTTTGAAACTGATTTGTTATTATATTCGATAAGATTATCATAGTACTTGCTAATGTCGCCAGCACAGTCTACGATCTCTTTCATGTCCATCATACCATCAAAAATTATAGACGGGTCGGCGTATACGTTCCGAATGATGTGAGTGTAACTGCGTGAGTGAATA